AAGCATATCAAGTACTTGTGATGTTGAGCTTAACTCAAACTCATCTGCTGTGTCTGTTGTAACTCCGGGTGCCCATACTTGTGGGATGTTACCTGTAGGAGCCTGAACAGAAACACGTACAGTTCCTGGGGCATATGTTACAATGCCACTCTCGGTTAACGTAAGGTTAGCCGCAACAAGAGAATAATTAAGTGAACGGATTACTTTAGCAGTTACTGTAAGACCAGCTAAGTAATTCCAATTAGGTAAAGGTTGAAAGGTAGATCCTGCTGAAGCACTACCATATAAACAATATAGTGGAGTTGTCTGACCGTTGTTTACTACAACAGCAAATCCACCGTTAAAAAGAGTACCTTGCCAGTCGCTATTGTTGTACAGTACATCAGCAGAGGAAAACATATTAGATGAATTCCCTGCCGCATCTACTCGAACAATAGCTCCATTCTTAGCAAAGATATTATAGCCTTGGTCTGGTCTTTTCCAGTGAATACCATAGTCAGGGGTAATAGCCACAGTCCTGTATGCTCCTTCACCCGTAATTGTTTGTACTGCATTGTCGTCAAAACGAACATTGAGTACATCTGAGAAAACGTTAGGAGGAACAATCAAGGGTGATAAGTCTGTGTTGAGACCTCCCTTGCCTAGGTCTGTAATTGGTGTTGCCATGAGATATCCTTTTTATTACTATTAGGTACCAAGTAAAGCGCATTCAGCCTTGCGTCTTTTGTTAAGACCAGCTAACACTTTACCTCCACCTTTATTCCATTTCATTAACTCTACCTTAGCGGCTTCCCAGTCTTGTTCATTAATCTTTCGTCTTAATGTACTTGTCTGTAGTCTACCTACACCTAAGTTGTAACAGAAGTCAACAATAGCATTTAATTTCTTTTCATCTGTAGCTAGTACAGGACAATACCTAAGTGTTCCTGGCAAATAAGTATGATGTAATTCTTTGAGTAGAAGATCATAAGCCTCAGGCTCACTCATAGGAGGATCCTGAAGCGTTACTTTCCTACCGTCAGCATAGTATGTACTGCCGTAACCTATAGTAGCTACATTAGCAGGACACATGTAAGGCTTAGAACTAAAGCCTTCAAAATGTTTACACAAGTCTGCGGCTATAGTTAAGTTCATAGTCCACGCTTGCTGAGTGTACGATCAAGGAACCAATAGTTAAGAGTACCAGAGACAAGAGCCGCAAAGTCTGCTGACATCATTACCTTAAATACTTCTACTGGAGGCATACCGTTAATCCATGAGTTATAAGCTAACCATACATGAACAAATGACCACAGTGCCAAGATCCAATATGTTACTACGGGTCGTACTGAAGCTGATAGAGCAGCCACAAAGCCGCCTCCTGCCGCCTTAACCATTTCTGTTTGTTGTTCAATAGCAGACTGGAAAGCACCCATAACACCAACATCAATAGCGGCTTCACGTTGAGCACCAATCTCAGCTAATTTCTGTTGACCACGTTGAGCTTCTAAGTCACATTGAAACTTAAACATATTAAGCTCATGTGAACGCTCATTCTTTTTATCTAACCACTTGAGGACTTCAGGGGCTAGCCTAAAAATACCTCCAAAGAGTGATCCTAAAATACCACCACTTAAAATATCTAACATATATTATAATCCTATTTTACTTAACAATAAAGAAACAATCTTATTAGAAAGATCATCAGGGAGAAACTTAAGGAAGCCTAAGAAGTACAAAGCTACACAGCCATAAACAAATATCTTCAAGGCTAAATCAAATGTCTTCTGATACTCATTCATCTACCACACCTGTGTGTAGTTGCACAAAAGTTAACCAGCTCATTTACACCAACAAACACCAAGAATAAAACAAAAAAGACACCACCAATAATCATGGCTATTTCATTCATCTCTTGTTCTTTTTCTTTAGCTTTCTTTTCTGCTCTCTTTAAAGCACTTATTTCTTTAGCATCAGCTAAATCCATTTCTGCTTGTCTAGCTTTAATTTTATTCCAAACATCAATTTTACCTGTCTGCATAAACAGCATTTTAAGCTCTTCTTCAAAGGCTTTAGCTTGGTCAAGAGCCATTTCGATTTGTAATGCAGTTCCCATGTTGGAACCCTTACCAGATTGTTTAGCTTGAAGCATAGCTTTTGTAGCTACACTTTTAGCATCAAACATTTTGCCAATCATAGGTGCAAGAGAACCAAGGTCATTAGCTACTTTACTAGCTTTCTTAACCATGTTAATTGCTGATTGTATACCCGCTAGGGCTGTTAGAGGATCAATCATTTCTTATCTTTCCTTTTCCATTCTAAACAAACAACTCTTCTATTGTATACATCACCTGACCAAGACCATCTAATACATCTGTATTCTTCTTTAATAGACAGATTAAGTGCTATAATTAAACTGATAGCAGAAACAAACATTATTTATGCAATTTGTTTTCTATTACTAACCATACAGCACCAAAGAAAGCTCCAACAATAATTATTGGTTTAACTGCTCTGGCAACCCACTCAAGTACAATGAATGCACCTTGAGCAGCATTAAAAGCTTTAACTACTTCTTCTGTACTCTTATCTAGTTTATCTACTTTGACTTCTACTGCCAGAAGTCGTTCATATATTTGTTTGTGACTTACTTCATTATCTTGAGTGGTTTCTTGCATTTTATTCCTTAATTACGGCATCCTGAATGTCGTCAGGTTTCTTTTCTAGTTCTGTTTTAAGCAAACCAAAGAATGCTTCACGACCAACTTGAAGTTGATCAACGTTGAATCGTGCTGACTCAAGTTTACGGTCTAAGTCTGCTACATGATTCAACAACAGTTGTTGCTGAGTAGTCATGTCTTCAAACTTATATTCAATACCATCAATAGTTACGGGGGTCTTTTCATTTTTTCCCATGATTATTTTCCTTTAGTTAATTAAGCGGATGCTTGTTGTAGTGGTGCCAAGTCTTCTGTTGTCCAGAAGTCTTTAGCAATCATAATTTTTAAGTGTTCTTTGTTACGAGATACACAGTCAGTCCAGTCTTCAGTAGACATTCTTTCAGGCTTACCTGCGTTAATCAGGTTTACTGAATCCATTGCGGCACTATAGTGCTTGGCAATTTGCTCTGCGGTTGGGGTTTGGGATTCAATAGTCATTTAATTACTCCAAGGTAAGGGTGGGGTTACAACAGTTGGGGTCTTCTGAGCGTCAATCATCGCCTGAAGATTGGATTCAATAGCAGGGCGGTTAATTTGCGGATCAACCCAGCTCCACGCTTGCTCTTGGGTGATGTCAGCATAAGGCGTGAAGGGCGAACCTGCTGTGTAAGTTACAGAGACTGAGCCAAACGTATTGGCTGAGTAGCCGTTGTCGTTTGCATTGCATTGCCAGTTGACCTGAAACACAACGTCAGTTTGACCAGCCTCTTGCGGGTAGGCGGGCATTGATTGAATTGACCATGTATAGACTGTCACTTACATTCTCCTTGTGAGGTTAATCTGTTGGCCTGAGCCAACGTGACTAGTGTTAAATCCTGTTACTTTGATGCGAATTTGATAATTTGTATCGCCTGCGGTAATGTCTGTTACTTCTGATGTTCCATTCCAAAATACCACGCTTATTGTAAAAGCGGCATTTCCTTGTCCTGTTTGATTTGCAGTTTCAACGTAACGAATCTGGTTTCCAACGTAGCCGGGATACCCAGTTACAACTATCACATATCCAACAATCAAATTCATGTAAGCCGCTGAACCCGCAGCGTTGGGGCAACCAATGATATACACATCATAAATAGCGCCGTTTTTGTTATTCCAACCAAAAACAGAAGTGTTAGCGTAAATACCCGTGTCGGTAAGTGAGGTTGACCCAGTAGAACCTGTTGGGTAAACAATTTTTCCGGAAATTGAATTGAAATTCCACTCACCACTGCTATTACAAACACCCCGTGGGTTTCCATCACCATCAGACAAAACAATGTTGTTGCTTGCTGTGCGAATGTCTAGGCTACCTTGATTGCCTGTGTAGCCACCAATAATGGTGTTCTTGGAGCCTGTTGTTACGGCAAATCCAGAACCATTTGTTGAGTCGTTTACACCAATAAACGTGTTGCCAGTTCCTGTTGTTGCAGACGCACCAGCACTCGTTCCTACAAACGTGTTATTACCACCAGTTGTTTTTGATGAACCTGCTCCTTGACCAATAAATGTTTGTCCATTACTTGTTGTAACATTAGTGCCAGTTTCATAACCTAAAAATGTGTTACCTGCACCAGTTGTTAGTCTATTACCCGACAGATAGCCAACCGCTGTGTTGGATGAACCCGTACCCGCACTATTATTAGAGCCTGCGCCAAGGCCAATATAAATATTCCCACCACCACTTGTTACGGTCAAGCCAGCATCTTTACCAACAAACACATTGGCGCTAGATGTTGCATCTCTACCCGCTTGGGTTCCCAGATAAGTATTGTTTGCTCCAGTTACGTTGTTATACCCCGCCTTATAACCTACAGCAGTGTTGCTTGATGCTGTGGTGTTGTTTACCATAGATTCAGAACCTATGGTGGTGTTGTAATTACCTGTCGTATTGTTGTATAGCGCACCATCGCCAATTGCAACAAGTGATGATCCAGTTGTATTTTGGTAAAGAGCAGGAGCGCCAATAGCAACGTTGTAATTAGCAGTAGTGTTTGCCCTCCCAGAAAGCCTACCAAGAAATACATTAAATCCACCAGTTGTATTTGCATACCCCGCTTGATAACCTACAGCAGTGTTGTTTGATGCTGTGTTGTTATTAAGAGCATCATATCCTATGGCGGTGTTGTTGCTACCTGTGTTGGCGTAGAGAGAAAGTCCGCCACTTGCGGTGTTGTAGCTACCTGCAATGTTGGTTGCAAGAGAACTATATCCACTTGCTGTGTTTCCGACACCTGTAGTGTTGGAAGTTAGTGCAAAACGACCACTTGCGGTGTTATTGATGCCTGAGTTGTTGCTAGCTAGCGCATTAAGTCCTAAAGCGGTATTGTCTGCACCTGTTGTATTAGCCGCCAAAGCACTAGCACCCACCGCAGTATTAGTAGACACAGCCCCCGCACCCCTACCTACAGTAAGTCCTTGCACAGACATTCCATTAGTAACACTAACAACCTGTCCTGTGCTAATACTTAAACCAGTAGTCCCATTAGTCTGCAATGCCAAAACACCGGAGGAATCTGCATTACTTTTTAAGCCAGCACTTCCGCTGACCACGCCATCATCGGCATTTAATATTGAAGCCATTTAAACTCCTCCATATGTTTTATTACCAAGGCGTACCAGTTGCTGTTACAGGATTTTTCTGTAGTTCAATGTTAGCAGCCAATGCT